AATACGCAGATAGTAACGGAGACCCTGCTTGGGATGAGGATACTGGAGCGCAAATTAATGGTGGAGCTGGGGGGTAGTATTACTCTCCATATTGCTCTTAGATGCCGCTTTCTTCACGCTAGGCAGATTCAGAAGTGCATTACAGGCGTCTAGCACCCCACGCTGGAAGTCAGCTTCTCTAAGGTCTGTATTGATGTTGTTGACTGCCTCTTGAGCCTCATCCCTCTTCTTGGTGAACTCTGGGACTACGACTTTAGCCCATCCCTTACTGCTCTCTAATCTCTCTACGTCTTCTCCTAGCTGTTGAGCTATGCCGTAGTTTCTCTTTCTGTCGTTTGCATCAATCATGGTGTTAGTTGTTGTTTAGTTCGATATATGTAGGCACGAATCCTATCGTTTGTCTAGCTATCTGTTTAGCTTGATTCACTACTGCCTTGAGAACCCATTTAGGACACTCTTCGGTGTATTCAACTAGCTCATCCATCCTAAGTATGCACCCCTCTGAGAGGTCGGTTGCCCATTGTTTTATTTGGAGATTCCATGATGCTTTACCAGATATAGCTAGATCAAGCTTCTTGGGTTCTCTACATGGAACTGTCTTACCATGGGTGTCCAACATGAACCATGCTTCAATCGCGGATACACCTTCACTGTCCATAGGTGTGTCGCAACCTACTCCAACGCCTAGATCATGAAGGTGAGATTTAACAAGGAACTTGAAGTCTTTATCTGCTGATTTAGGTATTTTCATTACAGGTTAGCTTCTGGCTCTGCCGCCATGTTATTGCTTGTGTTTATAGCTTGCCCAGCTCCCTCCTGTGGGAGGAAACCGCCGCCTGACGCTTGAGGTGGTAACTGAAACTCGGTAGGAGATATTATCTCATCTACATGAGTTATCTGGAATGAACGTAACATAGTCCTGTAGAGAGGTGCTAGGCGTTGCTGTAGAGTTGGAGGTAAGGAGTAGAACTCAATGACCTTGGAGGTGGCTTGTGAGGCTTGTTCTAGCTCCTGCTCACTCTTGTATTTAGTCATCTCTAGCCTGATGTCCATTTCGATTGATCTCTCGATGTCATTTGGGTCAAATTCAACAGATAGTGCTTTATCATTCTCAGTGTAAACAAACATTTCCTTCTTGTCTGCATACGCCATTGAATAGGTCACGAAGGATTTCAACACCTCTTCTAGTCCATCTTGCATCACGGTCAACGCTATCGAAAACATCTCTTGACCAGATTTCTCAATGTTTCTTACTCCAGTAGCCAATTTACCTGTGTCCATACCAAGCATAGCGGCATCGTTAGAGTTTGAAACGCCACTCATATTAAGGGCTACCTGCATAAAAAACTCAACCTCCTTGTATATCTCACGACCTTTGATGTCGTAAATAGGGACTACGGTTAGGATTTTGGATGGGTCTACATTGCCTTTAGGGGTATATACTTCGCCTCCATTAAGCTCTAAGTGGGGGTTGTTCTCACCTTCTACTACTTGATCCTTTCTCCAGAAGATGACATTACCAGAACGTGACTGAGATAGACTCCAGCGGTTTACTAGCAGATCGACTACTTCTTGGAGTGGCTGAAACACTTCCATAGTTCCAATACCATGCCAACGACCGTCAACACGGTTTGCTCTGATTACGTCAAATGGTCTTCTGCCGTTAGGTGTGCGGTTAGCTACATAGTCATAGAAGAGTGGGCGCTTGTTCTTACGGTCTAGCATCATTACGATGTCCTCTTGGACTCCATCTTCATCTGCGTCAAAGTGTAGGAACACCTCTGCAATCTCAATGATCGGTTCAGTGATTTGATCCTCATCTGTGCCACCAGAATCTCCAGAGTCACCACCAGCAGACTCTCCTGCTTCTGGTCTAGGCTTGTTGGCACTTGCATTAGGTGCGCTCTCTCCATTGACTAGCTCCTGTAGTGATTCGTAAATCTTAGCTGATGTCTCTCTGGTAGTTCCACCTTCTCCTTCTAGTGCTGATACGTAGAGTGATGCTACCTCAATTGCTGGCTTATCGTAGAGATGGACAACACAATCTGCCTCATCTAGTGACTCTGCATCAATCGGTGCTAGGAAGTCTTTATAGTAAACTGTCTTAGCCTCTGCACCAGCGTATCTTACCTTCTGGCGTTGGACTACCCTCTCTTCAAATATGAGTTCTTCTGGTGATTGATATGGTTCTGGAAGCTGTGTTTCTTGATCTCTCTCAAGTATCCACACTTGTCCTTCTTCTGACTCCATGATTACCCAAGTATCCATCTGTGTGATGTACTCACTGTCAGCGGCTACGAATGGTTCACCGTTTTCTTCTGATACAGCTACTGATAAGCGACTCTTGAATGATGTCCAGTCTTGGCGATAGACCGTTTTGACTACTGACTCACCACGTATGATAGCACCTTCCAACGAACTAATAACTGTATTCTTTAGCTCAGACTTCTTAGCCTTGTATTTAAGATACTTGTCTAGGATTGTCGCTTTGTCATCATCCTGTGCGCCTACTGAGTAAGCACCGAACCATGGGTCTGTTCCAAGGAAGTAACTAGCTGATCTAGCTATCTGTTGCTGTGCGATTCTGCGTGACATTGGCACAGTCAGGTTTGATTCAGCAAATATACCACCAATGAGATACGATCTCCAATCAAGTTGGTTGTGGTAGGTCATCTCATAGAGTTGTCTCTTGCCCATGAATGATCCAGCCGCTTCCTTAATCGTTGCGTTCTCACCACCACCATACCAGCTATGTTGTGCTGTGTTGTTTCTCCCTAGTTCTTTTTCAAGGCTAGTGATACGTTGTAGGGCGTGATCTACCATCTTTTGTTCCTGTTCCTCAGTGAGTTCTAGGGGTGACGGAAAGACTACTTTGGTGTTCCTGCCTTTTTTGTTGCCAGCGTTCTTTAGTGGTTTAGCGGTAGCCATTTTCTCGGCTACTACTTGAACTTGGCTCTTAGGTGATGTGTCTGCTGATGTGTCCATTATTTAACGTTGTTTTCTAATTTTAGTTTTTTGTAAGTATCATCTGAAATAGCTCTAAACTTATTATTGAGCATCGCTGTGGCAATTGCAAGTTTCTTCGCTTTCCGTCTATTAGATGAATCAACTTTAGGGTCTTTCAATACATTACTCATAGCCTTGTAGTTGTTTCTGTAAAGCCTATTATACATTCCCCATTGCTCGTTAGTAAATGGAATTGTAATTTTTTCTGCACCGTCAGTTATTGGTGTGGTGTATCTGAATGTCTTCGTAGCCTTTCCTGCTATAGGCGCTTGATCGCTTAGGGGATTGGCTTCATTAAATGCGTTGGCTCGTTCGTTCTCAGGGACTGGCTTGAAATCTTGTGGCTTTAAAATCCAGTCAAGCATGTGACCAAACCCCCAAACCTTCTCACTAAAGAATGATGGGCGTTTTAGCTTATTACCAAATGCGTCACGACTTACCGCTGGTGCGTTCTTGTTCTCAGGTAGTAATCCATCCTTATCTGCATTAGGGTAGAATTCGTAAGCGAGTATCCTTTTGAACCCTTCAAACCCTTCGTCTTCAAGACCAGTTTCATCGTAGTTCTTATTAGAATCACGGATAGGTTGGCGTATCACGTTAGGCACTAGGAAGGTAGCTAATTGACGAGCTACCCAAGCTTCGGGTCGCTTCTTCTCATCAAGCATCATAAGGACGTCATTGATGCCCCTCATCATGGTCTTGTCCGTCATTTGAGCGTATAGTGTGTTTGATCCAAAATCTTGCACCCAATCCATTAGACCAATATCACCCCTCTTGTATTTCTTAAAGTTCCTGATCGTGTCAACTGTTGTTCCAATGGTTAAGGCTATAGGGTCAATTCTTCCATAGTCAAATGTCTTGCCTAATACCCTTATACGGTATTGACCCATTCCTTCAGCGTAAGCGGCTTGACGGGCGGCTTGTGCGCCGTCTCCTCTCTTATCCATTGATCCAGTGATTAATATATCCTTTTTGTCGTCATTCTCATCGCCTTCTGCTAGTCCATATAGCCCAGTTGCTATTATGGAAGATACTATCTGCTGGCTTAATCTACCAATAGCATCTGCGGCTTCTGGGTCTGACTCACCTCTATGGTGTCTAGCATACTTGTAAACCTTATGACCTGTCCAAGCCACTACTAAAGGATTGGGGACATAGTTGAATCCTTGCCTTACAAGGTTCATTATTACTCTTGTGAATGGCATGATGGTGATACGAGTGATTCCAGCGGTTGCACGGATACCGTGTATCCCTACAGACTTAACAACACTGCTCTCAACCTCTGCTGATGCCTTTAATGACTTATCTATATTCTTTAGTCCTTCGTCTAGTGATCCAACAACCGCTGACATGGCGTCTCCGATTAGTGCTAGGAAGTCACCATCTTTGACGAAGTTAAGGTGTATCTCATCAAGTTTAGGTAGGGTTTTAGTGAATACTGATATATTAGCTTGTTCTCCAGCCGCTTTCCATGAGTCTGATCCCGCTGTGTGAGTTTCTATTTTAATGAAGCGTTTTAACTCTTCTCCATCAAGACCTCTCTTCTTTCCTTCGCGGTAAGCTAATGCTGTAACTTCCATGCCACCAACATTGTATCGCATAAACTCATCCACACCCATGTTGAATCTAAGTATTAAACGGGCTGACTTACCTATTTTGAGGTCGGTAGTCTTTTTCTTGCCACCTAATACTCCTGATATAGTAGGTATTCGTAGTTCTTTGCCACCCAGTAAACCAGACACTCCTGATTTCTGCATCAAGCTATTCTGCATGATCTTAGATATTCCATCATCCACATAATCTAATACGTGTCCCATTTGATAACCTCGGACATCTTCACTTGTGTCACCTTCGTATTGACTAGATGCGTCACCACCATCAATGAACTTCTGGAAGTATGCTCGTTCAACGTCAAACGCTATAAGTGCTTGCTGAGCGCCTTTAGCCCACCACTCTTTCATCCCATCTTTGAGGTATTTGTATTCACTGAATGATGCCGCATCTGGGTTCTTTAGCAGGGCGTTTAGTGCCGCTTCTGCACCACGATCTACATACATTCTGTATCCTGCGAATGGTATGGATAGTAAGTTTACCGCTGCGGTCTTCAATGAGAACACGTTAGCATACCAAGAACCGATGGACTTAGTTAAAAAGTCTTCATCTAGCTTTTCTAGTGACCTGAATGCCGCCATTACGTCACGGGGGTCAAGTATGTTGAAGGTTTTAGCTCTGTTCTTTCCTCCACGGAATGACGTCTCTACGATGTCTGCAACCGCCTTGTCTAGTTCTGCTTCAGTTGGGTTTTCTGGCATCTTAGATGGTTGGCGACCTGCTCTGTAGTCTTCCATAGTATCTACACGAAATCCTTGCTCTGCTAGTTTCCTTGCTTGCTTCTCAGCCTCAACCTTGAATTTATCTAGTGTCTTATCTTGACTAGCTCCACCAACACCTGTTGCGTCTTTGATCTCCTTGGGGTCTTTACCTTCA